TATGCTCTTTCCAACTTGGCTTTCTTTTTTGTGGCTTGCCGGTAAGATTTACACATTACCCGGACTTTTCCGCCCACAACAGGATTTAGGTTCAGATCAATCCTCATTGGTTTGACCTCCCCAATACTGATCCACCAGTCTATGGGCCATTTCCTTACCCATAGCCCAAACCCATTCTTTACGGGCTTGCTTGGCTTCAGCTTCCTTTTCGGCCTGTTCCGCCACATAATCCCGGTTCAGGGTGTCGGGGTAGTAATAGCGGATAATAGGGGTTCCGCCATCCACATTGCCAATGGTCAGCTTGATCCGGCCATTGTGGTTGAACCAGTCATTTTCACATCTGATTTCCAGCCCTTCAGGGCCGGTGGAAGCCTTGAAGATTGCCACATCAGACGGGGTGGCTTCCTGCTTGATGTTCAACCGGGGTTGAATCCGGCTGATCAGCTCCCATGCCTTTCGCTTGGTCAGTTTCACATTCATTGAGTATCCCTCCCATCACAGAACCTTAAAGGTAACTTCATGGCCGGGATTTTCAGCAATCAACTTGGCCTTCAGATCATCCACCATCATGTTGTTATCAAGGGCCGCTTGAACAACATCCACCAGTTTCTTCCCATCAAGGAAGGCCCACACGGTTTTCCTCTTTTTTCTCATTTAGATTTCCTCCTGAAATTCACAATCACAATCCGCACAGATTACATGAACTTCTTTGGTGGCTCGGATAATGGCCCCACAACAGGGACAAACATACTTCCGGGAACTTGATCCCCCCCCCTTGCTGGAACCCTTTAGGCCAATGGGCCGGGGCCGTACAAGGGTGAACCCCTGTTTTCCAAGGCTCTGAACAAATTCAAGGGCTTCCGGGGAAAGGGCTGTTTTGTGCCAGCCGTACTTCTCGCCTTTCTCCACGGTCAGGCCGTGGGCTTCAGCGGTTTCCTTAAACTTCTTGTTGTGGTAGGTGCCAGATCGTGAAGTGTCCTGAACACCGTCTTGAAGGTTTTGAAGATGAACCATTTCATGGATCAGGGTTCCACAGGTTTCTTCAAAGGGCCGGTTCAGGTATTCGGCGCACAGATTGATTTCATAGTGGCCTTCATCTTCCCCGGCCTTCCAAGCCTTCCAGCCAGTACACCAGCCATAGGCCCCACGGGTATGATCCGGGGAAACGGTGATCACGGGCTTTTCCAGCTTGTCAGCAAAGAACCGGGCGTTGAACTTTGAAAATAAGTTTTCAAGTTCTTCAATGACCGGCTTCAGGCTTACTTCATTCATTGATGTTCTTCCTTTCTTATGAGCACTTATAGTGCTCAATCGGGGTATAAAAAAGCTCCTGCACCGTCTTACCAAAAAAGTTGGCAATCCGAATTTTGACTTCATCACGGGGAACTCTTTCATCCCGTTCATACATGGCCCAAGAAGATTTCGTAATACCAAGAATGGCGGCAATTTCTTCTTGGGTTCGATCCCCACGCAGTTTGCGAAGAATCATTCCCGTGGTTTCCTTCTGGATCATGTTCTCACTCCCTTTCTTGTTTTCGTGCACCTTTTGTGCTCGTCTGCTATTATAGTACACCCAATGTGCTCAAATGTCAAGTTGAATCGAACACTAAAAGTGCATAAAATAAAAAGGCACAATTTGTGCACTATGCTGGATTGACCTTGTGCACAAATTGTGTATAATATAAATGAAAGGGGTGTTACTAATGGCAAAGTTCAATGAGCGTTTGAAACTTTTACGCCGGGAATCCGGTTTATCTCAACAGGATTTTGCAAAGCAACTCGGAACTTCTAAAAGTAGCGTCAATATGTATGAGCGTGGAGAAAGAGAACCCGGTATAGAAACCCTTGAAGCCATTGCTGATTACTTCAATGTTGATATGGATTATTTACTTGGTAAATCGGATCATAGAAGTAAATCGGCATGGTTAGAAGATATTGATAATTCCATTGATCTTGATATTCTACGATCCCAAGTAAAGTTTGAAAATTTGTTCCCGATTGAAAGAAAAAGATACCCTTTGATTGGAACAATCGCTTGTGGGAAACCCATCACCGCCAATGAAGAAAAAGAATTGTATGTAGAAGCCGGGGCGGAAATTGAAGCTGATTTTTGCTTACGGGCAAAAGGTGATAGCATGATCCGGGCCAGAATTTATGATGGTGATATTGTATTTATCCGAAAACAAAGCATGGTTGACAATGGTGAAATTGCCGCCGTGGTCATTGATGATGAAGCAACTCTGAAGCGGGTCAACTACTATCCAGAAAAAAACTTACTAATCTTGAAGGCTGAAAATCCTGATTATGAAGATCTGGTCTATACCGGGGAACAACTGGATCATATAATTATTCTGGGGAAGGCAGTTGCTTTCCAAAGTGATGTTAGATAAAGGAGATAAATATGAAAAAGAAAATTGGTTTAGTTGTGGCAATTATTTTTATAGGGGCTTTAGCTTTTGGTATTTCAAGGGTAGTTCAAAACCCTGAACAATATCAAAAAACTGATCCAAACATCGAAGCTATTATGAATTCCTGTGAAGTTACTGAAGCACAGGCCGAAACCATTTGGGGTATCCTTCAGGAATGTGGTGTTGGCAGTATTGAAATTATTTCCCGTGACACTATGCTTGATGGACTTTATAACACGGATGATATTGGATATAGGATTAGAACAGAAGATGGGAATAATCCTGTACTTTATCTAAATGGCGCTGGGGAAGTTTCACAAATACGATGGGCAAATCAAACACTTTATCCGAAGTCCTAAATTAGAACAGATAGAACACATCTTTTTCCCATTCTCTTTTAATGTTACTTTCTTATATTTTTTTTTACTTTTTAAGTTTAAGTAATATAACATCTGTTCTATCTGTTCTATTAGATAAATACCAGATAGGATAAAGGTTTTTGATAGAACAGATCGTAACAGAAGGCAAAAAAAAAGACCGCCCCCGGTGGTGGCACACCGGAAGCGGTCAGGCGAAACAAAACCCGTTTGAAGTTAATGTTTCAATCCCCATTGGACATTATATCACATCGGGTTTGGCTTTGCCATACCCATTTTCCTGAAAGGACAGGTGATATAATGCGGAATCCCAATGGGTATGGGACTGTGGCGAAGCTGTCAGGCAATCGCCGCCGCCCATTCATTGTGAAAAAAGTGATTGGCTGGAATAACAAGGGCCATCCCATCTATGATATTGTGGGTTACACAGAAACCCGTGAAGCCGGGAATTTGCTATTGGCTGAATATAACCGTGATCCTTGGGATGTTGACCGGGCCAAGATCACCATGAAGGAACTGTTTGAACTTTGGAAAGAAAAGAAGGCTCCGAAGCTGGGAGAATCCAACCGTTCATCTTTGTGTTCAGCGTTCAAGCATTGTTCAGCGTTATGGGAAAAGCCCTATAAACAAATCCGGTCATACCAAATGCAAGAAACCATTGACGGTTGCGGGAAGGGGTACAGTACACAGGCGGCAATTAAGAACCTTTGGGGCCATCTTGACAGGTTTGCCCTTGAAATGGACATTATCACCCGTTGCTATTCTGACTTGCTGACTTCTGATCCTATCCCACCAACCACCCGCCTTCCCTTCAGCAAGGAAGAAATCAAGAAGGTTTGGGAACATCAGAAAGAACCTTGGGTTGACACGGTTCTGATCCTGCTTTATTCCGGGTGGCGGATCAGCGAACTTCTGAACTTGAAGCCGGAAGATATAAACCTTCAGGCCGGGACGATGAAGGGCGGAACCAAAACCAAGGCGGGGAAGGATCGGGTGGTTCCTATCCATTCCAAAATCAGGCCCTTGGTGGAATCCCGCCTTGCGGAAGGTGGCCCCCGCCTAATTAGCTACAATGGAAGGGTCTGTTCCCAAACCCAATACCGGGTATTTTGGGCGGACATTATGAAGGCTCTGAAGATGAACCACACCCCGCACGAATGCCGCCACACCTTTGAAACCCAACTGGACAGCGCCGGGGCAAACCGGAAGTGTATTGATCTTCTCATGGGCCATGTGTCCAAGGACACAGGAAACCGGGTCTATAATCACAAGACTTTGGATGAACTGAAAAGCACCGTTGAACTAATTCAGTAAGCCCTTGAATTTTGTCAAATCCTATGGTATTCTTTTGATGGTGCTACCGATAAACGGCAAGTGGTTAGTTCCCCTGACCAGATCAGGGGCGCTTCTTGCCCCCTGATCTTTATAGAAAGGGGGGCTGTCAAATGGTTACATATTCTGATCTGATTCAGACAGGTATTTTAATCGTTGGCATTATTGCCCTGTTCATGCAGGCCAATAAAAAGAAGTAACCGCCCGGCTCCCAACCTTGCGGTTACTTCTGTAATCCAGTAGGGGAACCAACCGTTTGCCGGTGGCACCCTCGTTCTATGTTCAGTATAATTCAAAGCCGCTGAAATGTCAATAGGGGCCGTTCAAAGCGGTGAACATTATAGGCCGATGAACACTGAACTATTAACACGATAGTAACAAGAAAGGCGGGAAACCCCGGAAAACCGGGACTTCCCGCCTAATCTGTTTTTATTATACCACAAACCCGCCTGAAAGTCCACAAAAACCCTGTATTTTCAAGGCTTCCAGGCATTTTTCTTCTCTGCCGACCTGGTGAGCAGACGCCCGATTTTCTCCCCCGCTGTCTCCCTCGCCTCGGGGGAGAAGTACCCATACACCGGGTAGACCGTCCCGCCGATTTGCCGGACGATGATGGGAGCCACGACCAAGCTTCGCTCCTGTTCTTGTCTGTCGCTTATGCTTCTGCCTCCTGTTTCAAACTCTGCTTGATGTTGTTGGAAATACGCCCTTTTCAGCGGGTGCCGTTGCGACGGCCATCTACATGGGGTCAGCGGTGGCGGCTGGGGCCGCTGATTTTATTCTTGTGACCTGTTCCCGGAACCCTCTGCGCCTGCCTCACCCGGTTTTTCAACGGCGGCCCTCGCCTTGTTGTACTGCCGGTAATTGATGACGTTCACCGTCCTGCCCTCGCCGTTTTTCACCGCTATCGTCTTTTCATAGGTCAGCGGGGCCCCGCCGATCAGCTCTTGCGCTTCTCCCTCTGTCATTTCCTCCACCTCCGGCCGCTTCACCCCTCGGGAACAGCGGTACAGATTGAACCCGCTGGGGTATAGGTGCAGCCTTGCGCCCTTTACAATCGCTTTTTTCTGCTTCACTCCACGCTCGTCCTCTGTCTCCACCTCCGTCAGCCGTCCTCGGGCCGCTCCGCTCATAGCCGCCTCTGGCAACTCCATGTCTCCAAGGTAGGCCGTCAGGTACATGCCGGGGTTGTCCACCCCCTTCATGCTCTTGGTCTTGGTGAACCCCTGGCCCCACAGCCGGGCCATTTCGCTGTTGGGGATGAAGGGGGCTTTGCCAGGGAACAGGAGCAATAGATGGAGGTGCCAGGCCCCACGGCCCTGTGGCTCTGCCGCCGCTATGTACTCCGCCTGTTCTTGTCCCGCTTTCGCCTGCCAGCGAAGAAACCGTTTCCAAAAGGCGTGAAAATCCCGGTACAGTCGCTCCTGGTCAGTCATTATTTCCCGGTAGGTCAGTGTGACCCATAATGCCCGCTCCGGGTCCGTCAGATTGGCATTTATGAGGTCTCTGAGGTTGCGAAGGGTCTGCGCCACGCTTGCCGTGTTCTCCGCCCGGTTTTCCGTGTGTTGGAACTCTTTGATTTCTCCCGTCCGTTTGTCCAGGTATTCGTCCGCCGACAATTTCTCTATGGTGATTTCCGGCGCTCCCTGTTCGCTGTGCCGCACCTCTATCACGTTGCCGCATACCTTCACTGTCACCGGCGCTTTCGGGGTAGGCCGTTCATTTTCTATCCGCTGTATCCGCATCCTGCCTCCTATCCTTGCGGCCTAATGTTTATAAATAATCAAGTTAAGGAGCAGCCCCGTTGGGGCCGCTCCGGGGCGGGCGGCTATGCCTCCGGCCCGCCGCCTCGCCCCTGGCGGTTGGTCATCTGGTCACTAACTCCCGGATGGCCTCTTTCACATCATCCATGCGCCGTATGCGTGGCGATACCACCTCAAACAGTCCCTTGCCGTCCATGTACGCTATCCCGTGTCCCAGCCCGCCCACGTAGTCCTCGGGGATTAGCTTCGCCTCATCCCCGAACATCATGGTTGCCGCTTCCCGTGAGGAAAAACGCCCCCACCAGACCCGACACCCGAACTGGTCACGTGCTCCGCCGCTGGGCAGGATACTCTGATCCGGACGTTGAGTACAGAGAACGCAGTAACCTCCCACTCCTCTGGAGAGAAACAGGGCGTTCATCAGCCATACCTCACACTTGGGCGCAAGACGGGCCTCTGGTTTCTTACTTCTGTCCATGACTTGAGTGTAGCTGATGAATGAGGCGTATTCATCGAAAACCGCCACCACCGGGGAGCGGTCTGGATTGTCCCGCAGGCGGCTTTCCATTTCTTCCCCGAACTCTTGCAGTCCAACGGCACACCTATCATGGAAATAATATCGTGCGTTGGGGATGCCCCGCAGATAATGAAAATCGTCTGAACCCTTAAAATCCATCAGCCACAGCCGGGTCATATCCGGCATATACCTCCATATTTTGGCAATCATCAGCATAAGACTGTATGACTTTCCAGCACCACTATTCCCGCCTACCAGCCAGTGATGCTGTGTCGTGCTGCTGGTGTCCCAGCCGAGAAAGGCCGGGACACCAGCGGACAGCTTCTTGGCGTCTAAAAAGACAGGAATGGTGGGCAGCTTATCAAAAGTCACGGTCATCCGCATCTGCCATACGCTGGCGGCGCTTGATAAGCTCACGGCGGCGCTGCTCAATCCTCGGCAACGCTCTTTCTGTCTGCAAGACCACCTCAACGAGTAGGTAGTTCCCCCCGTTTTTCACTGCGTAAACGAATGGAGCGTGGCCGTTGCGGAGCAGCAGAGGGTACGCCTTGGCGTAACGGTTGACCTTCTTCTGAAGGTCCTCCTGGAACTGAGCAATTACGCCGGCGTTCAGCGGATTGCTGGTATCCACCTCGAACTGATGATAGGCGATACCGCCCTCAATCCGCCACTGGCTCTCCCGGCTCGTCTGGATGGACTGCGGGTCACGGGGACGGCGGACAGGCGTATTGTCAGACACGTCAATCAGGGCGCTGCAAACACACATCGTCAGGTCCTCGTGTACTTCATCAGCATCTTGGTCGATTGTCGCAATCTCAACCTCGGTATCGGGGTTAGAAATGATGGACTTCCCCTTTTTCACATGGTGGATGACGAAGGCCACGATGATGGCGGGGATGATGAGCCATTCCCAAAAGTACGCAGCCAGCGCACACACACCGACAACAACAGCCGACATACCGCCCGTGAAGCCCACGACAAGCAGAGCATTGACCATCACTCGGGATGCGTCCTTCTCCTGTATGCCTGCCCCGATTTCGGAGCATAGGCCATCATAAGTCTCCGCAATCCACGATGTCACGCCTTCAAATAAATCGTTCACAAAAAATCACTCCTTCCAAATGCGTGGGCCGAAACAACGAAGGCGGTGTGTCCTCGTTGTCCGGCTAGGTTGGTGGGTCAACTCTTACCAGAGCTGACTACTATGGCCCGGTCAGCGGTGGCGCTGATGCCCAGGCCGTTCTTGCCCTGGTAAGGATGGGCCTTGAAGCCCTCAAAGCGGACCCTGATAAAATTTCCAGCCAGACAGGCCGCAGCCACTTCCTCTGCGCTCACGGCGGGGGTGGCCTCCGGGGTCCTGACGGTCAGAGGGGCGCAGGCATTTTGGAGCATGAGCACCGTGTAACGGGTGCCTACCCTCGCACCGGGGCGGCGCTTCCCGTCTGGGCCGTCCACCCACTCAACATCGTCCGCCACCTCGGTCACGATTGGGGTCGTGGTCCCGGTGGACTGGTCAACTGTAAGTGCAATGTTAATTTTCGGCATTTTCTTCACCTCCTTTGCGAGAAGGTACAAAAAACATCCCTTCCGCAAGGAAGGGATGTAAAAAAACAGACCACTCCCTTGCGAACAAACCCATTTTGTCGTACAAAATCGGTTTATCGCTCAGGCGATCTGTCTGGTGACTGTTTTTCAAGCCGTCGTCGAGGTCATCGCTTGGCAAACGATATTTTTTTGTCCGCGTATATCATAGCTAACAACTATGTCTAAAATATGAATAAACTATATCTAAAATGTAAAACCAAACATCTGTTGGTTCGATTGAGACAATAGGATAGTGATGTGCAAAGCGGCTGGCGATTGGTTCAATCGTCAGCCGCCTTGGGAAACTATATCTTTTATCGCTCATTTATTCCTTGGTCAGCTCAAATTCATACCCGCCAAGCTCGATATACAGGGTATCGCCCACAATGCCATATGGGGCGTCCAGGTCTGCGCTCACAAGGCCGCCCACGGTGGCGGTCAGGGTCAGGGCGTTTTCTCCGGTAACTTCATAGCTGAAGGTATCGCCCCCCAGGGTCAGGCCCAGCCCGGACAGATACAGCACTCCGTCACTCCCGAATTTCAGGCCCACGCCGTCTTTATTGCTCCAGGTCCCCACCAGCGCCTCCGCTGGGTCCGCCGCTGGCTCTGTCTGTCCGGGGATTGGCTGATTTGTGTCTTGCTCCCGGCTTCCCAGCATGGACAGGACGAACAGCGCCAGGACCAGCAAGGCGGCGACTACCGCCCCGGCAACGACCAGCAAGGTGCGCTTATTCAGCGTAACGGTTGCGGCGGCTTTGGCCGGGGTGGGTGGGACAGCCGGGGTTATCTCCTGACCGCAGGAAGGGCAGAAGCGCCCATCCACCGGCAGTTCCTTTCCGCAGTTTGGGCAGTACATCTCTCAGCCCTCCCCACTGTCCAGGGGCTTCCCGCACTCCTGGCAGAACTTTGCCCCGGCCTTGTTCTGGTGGCCGCAGGAGGGGCAGCGGCCCGGAGCTTGGACCGGCTTCCCGCAGCCGGAGCAGAACTTGGCCTTGGGGTCATTCACTACGCCGCAGTCACAGGGGATGCCTCGAATTTCCGGAGGCAGCTTCTCCGCCAGCTTTTGAGCGGCAGCCTTGCCCTGCGCCTGGAGCCTCTGCGCCCCCTCCGTCACAGTCTGGACAGCGGCATTCACCTCGGCGGGGACGGCCTTCTTCCGTTTCAGAAGCAGCACAGCCAGAACGACGGCAACTACCACTACGGCACCCACAGCCACAGGTACTACTGGGAAACTTCTAGAAACGTCCGAACCATCTTCCGGGGTCCAGTACGGATTTTTAAAGATACCGTAGCTAGTGCCTTGTCTAACGTAGCAGATAGGGCCCCACTCGAAGGTATCATCCATAGTATAGCTGCTTGCGATAAACCCCACTTCATCATACTGGAGCGGCACCACGGTCTGTCCATTCTTGTTGATGAAGCCGTACTTATTGTATCCATCCTGGTCACGCTTTGCTACGGAAGCAAGGCCGTCCGAGAAGTAAGATGCATCATCATATTCAAATGAAATAGCTGTCTGACCCGAAGTATCAATGAAGCCATACTTGCCAGCCTCATCAGCCACAGAGGCCAGCCCCTCCGCAAACGACCCACTCCACGTGCCCTTACTATAATACTCAGCTGGTATTATTAACTGACCGGTCTTATCAATAAAGCCAATCTTGGAATCCGCATCCGTTTCAATAGCAGCCAAGCCATCTGAGAACATCCCAGCACTGTGATATTCCAGGGGTATCACAACCTGGCCGGTTGTATCGATATAGCCCCATTCCCCATTTATCTGTACAGCTGCCAGACCGTCAGAAAAAGGAAAAGCGGCATCGTACTCTATTGGTAGCACCACTTGACCAGTCTTATCAATGTATCCCCATTTCCCGTTATCGTCGTCATGCGCAATTGCAAGACCTTCCTGAGAAAAACTCGCCCATATACCATACGTGGTAGAAAACACAACCTGACCCGTTGTGTCAATACATTGACTCCGTCCGTATTCATCCCATACAATTGTCAGGCCGTCCGAGAAAGAAAAACCCGCTTGATATGCCAGAGGAATCGCTAATTGTCCAGTCTGGTCAATAAAACCTGTCCTCCACTCTGTATCCATGACCATAGCTAAGCCATCGGTAAAACCAAATACCGCAGCATATCCTACGTCCTCTCCTGTGGACAAGTCAAATGTAGAGAAATCCCCTGTCTCTAGATCACGTACTGTGAGCCAATTAAGTGTTTCGTTGTAACTACACGGCATCCCTGGTCGGGACAGCCAGGTAATCTCCGGTCCTTTTTCTTCTGCGGCAAGGACTGGAGTGGTCATGCCTACAGTCAGGGCAAGCGCCAGGGATAGGGCGGTGACTTCTTTCTTCATATATGCGGCCTCCTGTGTTTTTGCTTCTCTTGCGTCGGGACCCTTGGGGGGCGGCTGCCCCCCGCAGGCCCTTCTGCAAGAGGTAAGAAAAAATGCTGTGCGGAGTATAATATCCCCACACAGCACATCAAACTGCAACACAGCCGCCAAAACCCTCTTGCCAGAATGGGGCAGAGAAGGTTATAATAACAGCGTGGTACGGAATTTCCGTTGTGTGGGTGGTCACGTCACCCGCATAGGGCCTCAGGTGTTCGCTGCACCTGGGGTCCGCCGCATTATTTCTGTACCTCTTGGCTCCCATTTTACCCTGTTCGAGCAAAATTGACAAGCCCTTTTTTCACTTTCTATGCCCGCCCCCCGTTTTGCTTCCACAGTGGAGCAAGATGGGGGCCGTCTTTTGTTGTTCAGAAGGGGCGGCGCTCTGTCCCGGAGGCCGGGAAGCCCGCCACGGGTCCGCCCTGGGCGCTGGCCGACAGGTTCAGCAGGGCGGGGAACAAGGTGGGTACGCTCCTTCGCAATCCCCCGCCGGTTGGTGGTGGTGACTTGTGGCCTCGTTCCCGTGGGAATTGCTGTCGCTCTGACGCCCTGCGGGGCGTAGGGCGGGGACGAGGGCCAGAACACACAGACCTAGGCCCAGAGGCCGGGAGAGACATAAAGAGACAGGGGGCCGACTTTCTTAGTCGGTCCCCTGTTTTTTTGTCACCACTTGCCCGTCTGCCTTTCCTGTCTCGCCACTTCTTTATAGGACACAGGCAGACGCCGGGGGGCTGGTTTATGGTTCGCGGAGGGCCTGGTCGAAGGCCGCCTTGACC